ATATTGAAAAATCAACCTCTTTAGTTTGAATTGTAGATAAATCAAAATTTACATTAATAGTTTCACCTTTTTTAGATGAAAAGAATTGTAAATTATATTCTGCACCATATCCTAATAATCTAGTTGCTAAAAGGATAGCGTTTTTATCACCAATAATAATATCATCCGATTTTATACCATCTACTATAATAGATTCAAATAATGTATCAATTGCTAATCCTTTTTTAATAAGATTAGATGAAGAAAGAATATCTTCTTCCTTTGCAGTCATTAATTTAATTCTAATTTGCCCAGATGATAATGGATGTTCTGGTGGATATACTTTACCTTGAGATGGAAGGTCTAATACTTCCGTTGGAAAATCATATACTTTGTCTGTCATAACTTTACTTGTTTTAAGTTTGTATATATAAATACATAGTTTTTAAAAAATTAGAAAGCACAAAAAAGGGGATATTTTGGTATCCCCTGATTGTTTTTATTATTTTTAGATTAGTATTCTAAGATAGCGTAATCATAAGATAATGTTAAAGTGATAGTTGCTACTTCGTTTGAAGTGAAATCTAAATCACCAAAGTTAGCTTGAAGAATGAAAGCTCCTTTAAGTTTCCATTGTTCTATTTTATCGCCGACTGGTCCCAACATATAGATATCGATATCCTTTTTGTAGAAATCAGCGTATCCATCTCTACCAGTAATAGATTCATGTGATAATCTCACCCACTCCATTACCGCTTGTGCTCCAGATGGAACGATTGGGTCATAAAGAGTGATTTCTAAATCTTGCCACTCACCTTTACCTTTCAACTGTCTTTTAACGTTGATATGGTCTAAAGTTACTTTCTCAAAGTTAATTTGAGGTCTGTTACCAGCTTTTACTAAATATGATTGAATACCATCAATTTCCATGATGTATCTGTTCTTCATTTTAGGTTCGAAGTTCGTATAGAACATCTTATCAAATTCTAATATTTCTGCCATTTTTGTTCCTTTTATTTTATATTAATAAATATCTAATTCCTTTATTTTCAAATTATGCGTTGAAAGATGCTCCCGTTGGTAAGATGTTGAAATCAATTACGATGAATTCAGCCGTCTTTGCCGGTTGTAAGAACACTTGTCCTGCTAATACATTTCTATCGATTACATCCGGTGTGTTGTTAGTTTCATCCATTACAACTTTGAATGCGTATAAACCTTGTCTTTGTTGGATAGCCTCTAAATAAGGGTTTACAGTGTTTAAGAAACGAGTTCTAGTTGTAGATGTATTTTGTTCGAACACTAAATAACGAGATGTTGAAGCGATGAACTTCTTCATTGTGATAAGTAATCTTCTTACATTGATTCTATCTAATGCTGAAGCCTTATCTTGCAATGTCTTCTGTCCGAATGCTACAATACCTTGTCCAGGGAATGCTGCGATTGGGTTTACTTTGTTCTCATATAGAGTGTCTCTCTCTGCATGTGTTAATCTATTCAATACACTAACTGCTCCAGTGATACCACCTCTATTCAAACCAGCCGGTGCGAACCACTCTGCCGCCAATCTATCATTACTTGCGTAAACCGCTGGTAATAATACGGATGGAGGAACGATTGTTAATTTGTTTGTATTTGTATCAATTGTTTTAATCCAAGGATAGTAAGTACCAACATAATTTGAATCTACTCCTTGTGCTTTTTCAGTTACATCTGCAATTGTTGCATCATAATCAGAAAATTCAGCTATGTAGAATGCATCTTGTCTATCTTCAACCATATCAATAACTGCTTGAACAGCTGCTGGATGGCTTTGATAGTTTAGACCCGGTGTTACCACCATATTGATATCCCACTCATCAGGATTAGAAATTGCGTTAATTGCTTTTGTATATGCTGCTGAACCAGATGCTGCTGAAGTTGAACAATTGAATCCTTGCTGATTTGCATTGTTCCAATTTGCATCACCAGCTTTAGCTATTGGTGTGATTGGGTTAGTACCATCAAAACCTTGTTGGAATGCTAATACAAATTGTCTCTTAACCATATCAACTGCTTTTGAACCAGTCATTTGGTATGATAATTGAGAATCAAATCCGAAAACAACGTTTGAACCTGATACTGCTTCATTAGGAATTGGTTTTAAGTATTGAGCGTTATCAATTGATACACCCTCACCTTCAAAATCAAATCCACTATAATAGATTGGAGAACCAGCTGTGTTAGCTGCTGAACCTGTTTGATATACAACTGCAGGTACTTTAGTTACATCACCAGCTGCTGTTTCAATTGGATTTATATATGCGGCATGTCCGAATGGTGCTGCTGATATAGGATATGAACCAGCTATTGCTACGTCAACTCTTACATATTTTGATTTGTTAGCGTAATCACCATTTTGTGTGATTTTACCAGCAGCATCAATTGTAATATAAGAATCACCCATTCTTCTAGCTATAAAGTTTGGAGAAGCAGGGTCTAAGTTTACATTGTTAAATGTTTCAACAACACTCTTTCTCTTATCAATATCAGAATAACTTCTAATAGTTACAGTAAAAGTTGAATAATCAGTACCGCCATCTTCACCAGCTGCCTTTACATTAGAAATACCAACTTTAAATTTAGTATTATAATTTGCACCATCACCTAAAGTTACAAATTTGAAAAGGTCATATCTTACACCACTAATCAATTGAGAGGTAACCATTGGAGTTTGTGCAGGTTGTGCATCAAATGTATAAACCTGTGTAGGTAATACAATACTAGATATACTAGCGGTTGGTAAACTATTTGCTGCATTTTCAAAGTAAACATAAGTGTATGCTTCTTTTGGTCCAAGTGGAGATTCACCAAATACATCTGATAAATCATTTGTAGCTGATGTTACTGTTGATGCTGATACATTCGTTGCACTACCGGTTGCTCCAGTAATTACAAATGAACCAGATGTACCAGTTGCACTTCCTCCAGTAAAACCATAGTTTTGGAATCCGTTTGAAGTTGAGTATAATACACCAGCTATTTTACCGCCAGCAACTATTGCCAATGGTGCTGCTTGGTAGTATCCTCCGATACCTGCAACTCTTACGATAGTAGCTTGTCCAGCTTCTCTTAAATAATTTTGTACTGCGTATTCAGTATAATATGTTCCGTCTACTTTACCGAACTTTTCCTCAAATTCTGATTGAGTTGTTACGATTGTAGGTACAAATGCAGGTCCTTCTTTTAGAGGTCCTATAAATGCTGCTCCGATTTCACCGATTCCTTGAGAAAGGAATGATAAATCGTTTTCTCTAGTAAATACACCAGGGGATACAATTCTTTCTGCCATGTTATTTCTCCGATTATTATGTTTTAAAATGCTAATATTGAGTATGTACAATATTACCTATATAAATATAAAGAAAATGTCCAAAACATAATTTATTTTATTAAACTATACTTTGGACATTCAAAATAATATATTTTTGGTATATTATACAGGAGGTGCATCAGGTATATTACTACCAGATGCGTCAGACCAAGGAAAATTCTTAGGTCCAACTTCTTGCTTTTCCCATTTTATAGTATCGATATGCTTAGTTAATTGCTCATTTACATGCTGCCAATAATGAGGATGTGGTGAATCTGAACCACTTACATATGATTTAACCCAACCCAATATTAGGTCTTCAGATAAATCTTTGTAATCAATGAATCCATCATGATTTAAATCTTGCACTTCAAAAGGAGTTCCTCCTGTAAATGTAGCTGTATATCCTTCTTCATCGGTAGCTTCAACTTTCCAATTCGTACCAACGATAACATCCGCTAAATCAGATGTATTTTGTTTTCTAAGTCCTGTTAATGACCATTTGTATTCGAATGCCATAGTTTTGTTATTTTATATAAATATATTAGTTTTTATTTTTCAACTCTCTAATCTCAGCTCTTGCCTCATCCAACTCAGCTTTTAGTTCTTTAACTGCCTCAACTAATAATGCTGTAATCTTATCGTATTTGATAGTTTTATACATTGGAGACATTTCAGGAACAAAATCAACCGCATCCATTGCGTTTTTAGAATCTTGGTGAGTAAGTTGAGTTTGGTATTCCGTTGTTAATAATGGTTCAACTGCCTCAACCTCTTGTGCAATCAATCCAATATCTCTAGTTCCAGCACGCTTACTATTAATATTTACTTTTTCATCATTCCAATCATAAGTAACTCCTCTAAGCTTTTGGATTTTTTCTAAAGCGTTAGGAATTGTTTCTATATTTTCTTTAAGTCTAATATCAGAATAATATGCAATTACGTTACCACTTGCTCTCAAATCACCACTAATATACAATCCCCAATCAGTAGTATATGCTCTCCAACCAGCTGCGTATGCTAAATAAACGTTACCATTACAATATGCTAAGAAAGACCAACCATATGAAGGATGCCAGAATCCACAAGGTGCACCAGCACCAGCAGTATGTATCATCAATGCCATACTACCATCAACTCTCCATCCAGAATATCCATTATTAGAACCACCCATATACCAAGATGTATAATCTCCAGTATAACGGTCTAAGTATTTAGAACTATCGTATCTATTATACATAACACCAGAATACATTCTATTATAGAAATATGCAATTGGATTACCATTCTCACCACTCATGTAAGTGAATGTGTTATCACCAGTTGAGTTATCCATCAATCTCAAATACGAATAAGTGTTATTGTTATTCGCATCAACTCTCAATGTAATATCATTAAATGAGTTTAATGAAACTGAATCGGTGAATGAACCATTATAATCCGTAGATGCATATCCGTGATTTGGATAAGTATCATATGTTGCGTTCCAGTCAAAGGATACATATGCTAATCTACTAATATATGAACTATACGAACCATATGTTCCCCAAATAGAATATTCACTACCTACTCTGAATGAACCTTGTGCTCTAATATATGCATCACAATAAATGTTCTTACCATTATATGTTCTTAACCATGTAGAATCCTGCATAAACCAACCACCACCATATGATTCATTATACCAACCAGTAGCATTATAACTTCTAAACCAGTTATAAGAATAGATTGTGTTGGCCATTGTCAATGTATTCATATACGATGAACCATTCATATCAATATAATATCCACCATTATCTCTATCCACAATATATGGAACAAATAGAGTATTACTAATTCTTATATTAGTATCACCTCTACCAATACTCATAATTTCATTACTATTAACTCCGGGAGAGTCTGCAAAAAATCTAGTACCACCATACGCAGGGTTTCCACCTAATTCCAAACCGGTATGCCATCCCAACGAAAGTCTTGTATGGGTTGAATTTCCATTATTATATGGAGATTTAACATACATAAAATAGTATGGTTGGTTATCACCTCTTTGTCCAGAACTAATACCAGTCTGAGAGCCAACTGCTGATGGGTCAGTTGTACTATTTGCTAAATCAATATGTCTTGTATTACCAGTAGCACTTCCAATTCTGAATGCAAATGTTCCACCATAATCATAGTAGTAATTTGAGTTTACAGAACTTCGTGAGATTAAAGTACTACTATTAGTAACGCCATTTGTATAGAAATCACCATTGTTTGTTAATGAACCTACGTTTGTACCAGTTGATGCATTACGGAATACCCATGCTCTACCAGATGTATCCATTACAAACCAAGTACCATATTGGTCCGATTGGTAACCATGCGTACCAAATCCAATGTTTGCTCCGTATTTAAACATTATCATTGAAGTAGTAGCGTTACCAGTACTCCATAATGTTATAGAACCATAGTAAGATGAGTTATTACCATTAGCGTTATACCAACCAGAACCATTTACCGTAAGATTGTTTATACTTCCTACATCACTACCACCAGCACTAATACCACCATACAACCAGTTATAACCAGCTGAGTAAATACCAGATGGATGCCAAGATGCTGCCCCAGTACCACCTACGTTTCCATTACCTTGTAATGAATATGCTCTAACTGCATTTAGGTTAGAAGTACCATCAGTAATTAAATAATATGCACCATTTGAAGTACCATAATAAGTTGGTGCCTGCATACTATCTGCTGAATATTGTCTACCATATGTCCAAAATGAACCATTATAGTGCGATATTATTGCATTTACTTTACTATTAGTATTATATCCAACCCAACCAGGCATTGCCGGTCCAGATGATTGTCCAACAAATACAGTTTCTGCACCGACCATAGTGTATGCACCATAACTTTGTCCACTTTGTGAACCTTTGTTGAAATAAAATATACCCCAGCCTCTAGCATTTTCTTGGAATAACCAGTTGTTATATTCAGAACCATCGGATACTAAGAATGTACCACCATCATTATTCTGTCTAAAGTAACTTTCAGCTTGAATTACATTACCAATTGATGTACCATTACCATCCCACTTATAATATGCGTTATCATAATCATAGAATATAGGTGAACGAGTATCAACATATGAATATAATCTTCTATCCGAATCAATTCTAACCGCATGTTGTCCATTTATTGAAGTAAAATCTGATGTGTTATTAACATAGAAATCTAAGTAGCCGTTTGCATTGGTCCTACCTGCTACTATATAGTTTGCACCATTATTACCTAATTGTAAACCATACCAGTTAAGAGATGCATGATATATGTTTGAGTTATCAGTATATCTTGCTCTAAAATGATATCCACTATTTTTTGTAATTAAATCGTTATCAGCAACATTACCTCTTGCCGATACAGTTTGTAAAGTTTCAGAAGTTGCTAAACCAGTAATGTTTGTATTTATTGAGTTTTTTGGAACAGTTGTTATTATACTTAAACCAGTATAAGTTGCATCTGTAATAGCCCAACTTTCCAAATATCCTGAACCTTGGTCGTATATACATCTTACGTTAAATCTACCATAATAGATGTTGTTAGATAAGTGAATACATACTTTACCAGAACCATTTCTACCTATTCTTACAGTACCAGGATCCCAATCACCATTATTTATATATGAATGATTAGTCCAATTACCAGCATATGCGTACCAAACAATTTGTAAATTAATTGATTGTGCATTTCCATATGCATACCCCTCAATAATTACCGTTGGCATATTGAAAGTACCATAATCAATATTCGTAGTAATTAAATATCCGTTTCCAGTTGAATAGTTAAGTGCATTAAATGTAGATGTTAAACTATGATATGGAGTTGATACTTGATTAGTTCTTAATATATTTAAAACACTTGTACCATTTGTATTCAAGTAATAACTACTATTATTATTCATATACAAGTTACCATCACTCAGATTTTTTCTCAAATCCCAGCTTGCCCACGTACCATTTAAGAAACCATAGTTATTACTATTATCACCATATAATTGGAATTTGAAGCCACCAGAACTATTTTGTACTACGATACCACCATCACTATTTCCAGATGTTCTAATTCTAATATTTGCCGTATTAAATGCGTCAAATAAATGTGCTCCAATATATGCTGAACTTAAGTTAGCCTGTCCACCACTACTGATGTAATAAGTTACACCACCTACATAAAGGTTACCATCTACTCTAAAGTTATATGGAGTATAAGTACCATTAGTAAATGCATTAGATTGATTTAATCTTAAATAACTATCTGTTGTATCAAGTGCTTGTTTACCATTGCCAGATAGATAATTAGTAAAGAATTGATTACCTGCTCCATTTACTCTCCATACCCAACCACTACCATCATTAACCGCAAATCCATAAGAACCGCCGGATGATATAGTTGTATAAATACCATAATCAAATCCAGTCTTATCAACAAATAATCCCCAGTCTGCTCCACTTCTATCAGAAATAGTTACAACTGCATCAGTACCTCCAATTGAATATGGATTTGATGAGCGGTAGAATATTGCAGTACCATTATCTTGTCCACCAACTATTAAAGTTTTTAAGTTTGCATTATTACTTCCTAAATAATATGTTGTTGCTCCACCTAAATATATGTTACTATTAACTGTTAAGTTTCCACCAATTGTTGTATCTCTACTAATATATGCTCTATAATAATCGTAATCATAAACGGCTTGATGATATGGTTGGTTATATCCACTATATCCACCATAGTATGCAAGTGCAGCTACAGATCCAGCATTTCCACTACCACCTGTGTTATAGAATGATACCCTTATTCTATTGATAGCAGAATTAAATAAAGAATAGAATTTAGTAAAATTACCAGGCCAGCTACTCCAGTTGTGACTGAATGAGGTACTCCAACTGCTTCCCCCATTTGTTGATGTTTCTACTGTAATTGTAATATTTGCTCCATTGGTACTACCTACCACATGGAACATATCAAAGTTTTTATATCCTATACTAAATGTAAATCTTTGACCTCTACCGCCACCACTAGCATCAATATTAAATCCACCACCACCATATGAAGGTGAAGCTTTTTCTCCTAAGAATGTATTTCTAATTGAATCGGTAATAGTTTGTGATGTCCAAGATGAATTATTTGCCGATGTTTCATATGTTATTAAATCACCATGTCTTAAGTTAGACCAAACTGATGAATATGCAAATCCATTATATAAATAACCTCCACTAAAGCCACAATAAACCAAAGGTGAATTATTATTACCAAATGAAAGTACATTTCCAATTACAGTTCCAGTATTAGCAGTTAAATTACCTGCTAATGTTAATGAGTTTAAATACGATGTACCAGCGTTAATATAATATGTAGAACCACCACCAGTATAAATTGTACCTGCTGTTAAATTTCCACCAAACCAACCAGTTCCATTATTTAAATCTACATAGAATCTAGCAACACCACTACCAACAAAACCTAATCTATTAGAATCACCACTACCACCCAATAATCCACCAGCAGTAGTTTCAAAATATAAACCCCAGTTATTAGCTCCAGGTGTAATCCAGAAATTATTAGTATCGGTTACTTGTAAGAATGCATAGTTATAAACACCAGATGAATACATACCACCTGCTGCTACTAAGTTTCCAGCTAAACTTAAATTGTTTAAATAAGATGTGGTTGAATTAATATAATAAGTTGTTGCGTTACCCACATAATGAATTCCAGCAGTTATATTACCAGGAATAGTAAAGTTTCCACTACCATCTAATCTACCTATTTGAGTATATGATGCAAATCTATTTAATGTTGTACTTGCATCATTATAGAAAGTAAATCCACTATTAAATAATAAATAAGTTGATGTATCTGCTAATGGTGCTCTCCAGCTACCACCTGTTGTAGTATGTCTAACGTTGTATCCTAATCCACCATAAGAACCACCACTATAACCAGCTGCAATACCTCTACCTTCAGAACCACCACTACCTAAGTTTACGTTAAATGTACCAGTTCCATCATAAAAATTGGTTGCTGATACATTTGATGAGAACACAGCGTTTGTACCATTTAAAGTACCGGCTAATGTTAATGCGTTTAAGTTTGATGTACCATTATTAAGATAATAAGTTGTACCATTTATATTAATATTACCACCTAAAGGATTTAATGTTATTGGTTCTACTCCATTCGAACCACCTGTGTTATCGTATGATGCTTGAATCCATCCTGCAAATGGTGAAACGTTTTGTGTACCTAATTGTAATCTAACCAATGCGTTAGTTCCAGCTAATACTAAATGTGCATTATTTGTGCTATCCGCCGTTGTTGGTGCACTTACACCAGCTTTATATATTGTTGTATTACCAATTGCAGTTAAACCACCCATAACACTATTTCCAGAAACAGTCTTATTTCCAGTTACTGTTAATGTAGTACCATCAAATAATAAATTACTTTCAACAGTTGCATTTGGTGCAGTACCATTTAATGTTATTACACCATTATCAGTACCACCACTTAAAGATAATAATCCAGATGAACCCGATGTACCTCTTGATCCTGATGTACCACTACTTCCTGATGTACCGCTTGTACCGGATGTTCCAGATGAACCAGACGAACCCGATGAACCACTACTACCAGATGTACCAGATGTTCCCGATGTGCCAGACGTTCCCGATGTACCGGATGTACCTCTACTACCACTACTACCAGACGAACCACTTGCTCCAGTAGCACCACTACTTCCACTACTACCAGATGAACCACTACTTCCACTACTTCCAGATGTACCTCTTGTTCCGGATGTTCCCGATGAACCAGACGAACCACTACTTCCACTACTTCCACTACTTCCAGATGAACCAGATGTTCCCGATGAACCACTACTACCACTTAATCCAGATGAGCCAGATGTTCCACTACTTCCAGATGTACCTCTTGTTCCGGATGAACCACTACTACCACTACTTCCACTACTTCCAGATGTTCCTGATGAACCGCTTGTACCAGATGTTCCTGATGTACCAGATGAACCTTGTGCTCCAGATGAACCACTACTTCCAGATGAGCCAGATGTACCAGATGAACCACTACTTCCACTACTACCAGATGAACCAGATGTTCCCGATGTACCAGCTGAACCAGATGAACCTTGTGCTCCAGATGAACCCGATGAACCAGATGTTCCCGATGTACCAGCTGAACCCGATGAACCACTACTACCAGATGTTCCTGATGTACCAGATGTTCCCGATGTACCTGCAGAGCCCGATGAACCTATTACTCCATCTTTACCAGATGTACCACTTGTTCCAGATGTTCCCGATGTACCAGATGTTCCCGATGAACCAGCACTACCACTTAGACCACTTGTACCAGTCGCACCAGATAATCCACTTGTTCCCGATGAACCACTACTTCCAGATGAACCAGATGTTCCAGTTGAGCCGGTTGTTCCAGATGAACCACTACTACCAGATGAACCAGATGTTCCAGATAATCCCGATGTACCACTACTTCCACTTACTCCAGATGAACCACTTATACCAGATGTACCAGCTGTACCACTAACTCCAGATGTACCAGCTGTACCAGTAGAGCCGGATGAACCAGATGAACCAGATGTTCCCGATGAACCACTACTACCACTACGTCCACTACTACCAGATGAACCAGATGTACCACCACCACCAGTTAAACCACTACTTCCAGATGAACCAGATGTTCCAGATGTTCCTGATGACCCACTTATTCCACTTGTGCCAGATGTTCCAGCTGAACCACTTATTCCACTACTTCCAGATGAACCAGATGTTCCAGATGAACCATTTTTACCACTACTTCCATCTTTACCAGATGAACCACTACTTCCGGTTACCCCAGATGAACCACTTGTTCCGGTCAATCCAGATGAACCAGCTGAACCTCTTGTTCCACTACTTCCACTACTTCCCGATGTACCAGATGAACCATCTTTACCAGATGAACCACTACTACCACTTACTCCAGATGTTCCCGATGTACCAGTCAAACCAGATGTACCAGCAGAACCAGTACTTCCAGACGAACCACTACTACCACTTACTCCAGATGTTCCTGATGTACCACGTGTACCAGATGTTCCTGATGTACCACTTGTACCAGATGAACCAGATGTTCCGGATGAACCGCTTGTACCAGATGTTCCTGATGTTCCACTACTTCCAGATGTTCCAGCCGAACCCGTTGTACCAGCTGTACCAGTACTACCAGATGAACCACTACTTCCAGATGTTCCCGATGAACCACTACTACCAGATGTACCACTTACTCCTGAAGTACCAGATGTTCCTGATGTACCAGATGTACCAGATGTTGCGGCTGCAAATCTAGAACCTATTTGACCAGTTGCTGTATCAATTACTAATACTTGGTTTGATAGTGATGATGGAATACTATCCACATAAACACTACCACTTACAATTAAACTACCTGTTATTTTTACACTACCAGTTAATTGTTGTATATTTGTTACAGAATTACCAAATATGTTTGAGCCAGATGAATATACTACTGATGATGATACTATGTTTGTTACAATTTGATTTGAAACAATAGTACCAGCTACAGTTAAATTTTGTGTTATTATTTGAGAACCAGTAACAACTAAATTTCCATTTATATTTTCGTTACCAGTTATAGTTAAATTGCCAATTAAATTTTCACTACCACTTACATTTAAACTACCAGTTATGTTT